GCTGTTATACACCGCCTGCTCACCTAAAATCCGTGGATGGAGTTCGCCGTCAATTTCATCATAGATGATGTTACCGTCCGGATCACGCTCATAGATTTTAATTTGTCCAGAATAAAGGCTGTAAAACAATTTCTGTTTATTCTTTTTTAAATCACGCATAACAGACCTCCATTCTGAAATTTGACACCCTGCCCACCACCGCCAATGAGTGCCTCCCTGCGGCTTTCGCCACGCACAATCTTCTTCGTGCTTAACCCTGCACGGGAGATACTTTGGAGCACCTAACCTTTCTATGAGGGAGTGCCGCAGAATGCACAGATACCATCCAGGCATTCCCTGCGGCTCTTCCATGTTCTTGAAGTGCTGTTCTCATTATGGGAAACCTGTCCCTCAACACCGACCTGGTTGAAGTCATACAAAGCCAAATCCCGGATATTGGAATAGTAATTCTCCATATCCTTCGCGATCGCAGCCTCTGTATAGCTGGCAGGATAATTTCTCGCCCGCTTTACTTCCCGATATGCGTTCTTGATTTTTGAGGTCAGAATCGCTATATCAGAATCTTCCAGTGGATCTAATTCAGTTGTCAAATCTTCCAAGATCTCATACAACAGCGATTCCATACCTCTCACCTACGCTTCCTTGGGCTTCCTGCCGCGCTTGAGCTGCTCCGGCGCCTGTTTAGCAGTCTCCGTGTTCTTGGGTTCAGTATCAGAAAATTTCTCTTTCATTGAAAATCCATCCGGCACTTCCGTGCCGGGTTTGTACAAGACTCCATCTTTCTTTACTGTGTACTTATATTTCATTTTCGATCACCCCATTAACCGGTCGTTGTGGAATCATCAGTGCCAGCATTAGTCTCATCTCCAGACGTACCAGCATTAGTCTCTCCCGAAACCTTCATGACAAATACGCTGTCCATATTCTCATAGGACGGCAGAACAATCTCGGACACAACGCAATGCGTATTAACCGGATGTTCTGTGGTGTAAGTGTAAATGGATACGCCGGTATTTACAATAGACAACGTACCATTCGCAAGGCTGCCGCTTCTTTCCTCCGGAGTTGTACCGTAGGTCACGGAACCAAGAGTCGGAACTACATCCGCTTTTGCAGATACCATACCATCCGGGATGAAAGTATGGCTCATTCCGTCCTCGCCGATATACAGCTTGTTATACACCAGAATAGTAATGCCGTAATTGTCCAGCATATAAGACTTCACTTCGGAATCCTTAATCCGAATGCCGTTCTGGTATGCAAGAATGCCCTGCACCTGCTTTCTGGTATCCTCAGCATTCACAAACTGCTTCCATGTTTTCTGATTCATCGAAAATGTAGTGAGTGTTTCACCGGTGTTCTCCCGATGCTGCTCCTGAGCATCCACCAAATCCTGAATCGGTGTAGCATTTGCGCTGTCAGACCAAAGACTCGTCCCAGAAAGCTCGATGTAGTTTGTTGCCTTATACGCTGCGCCATTGTCTCCGGTGTAATCAATGGAATACCGCTTCCCGCCATCGATTACGACATCAATCTTCGGGATACCATCCACAGGTGCCATTAACTGCCATACCATGCGCTCCGGCACCACATCAGCACCCAACACCAGATCCATGGGATTCTTCATGATCTCACGTAACACCTGATTGGCCAACGCGGAATTTTCTGCATCCAGGTATCTCATATACTCCTGCTCATCTTTTTCAGAAACCATATAGGACTCCCGGAAGAACGGCATTTCGTTCTGAATATCCTTGAATCCGATAGCATCTCTGAGCGGCGCTTTTGCATCAAAATTAGACGCTTTCAGTGCCACCGGCAGCCCTTTTCTGCCTTTGATGAATCTTAAATCCAGCCCGATCTTTTTATCCGTCCCAAAGAAAGAACGACCAAGATACGGTGCTGTTCCAAGCGTCTGCTGGTAATTGTTCCATGCAACGCCCAATGCTCTAGCGGTAAACGCTTCTCCTAACGGTAATACAGGCATTTCTTTTCCCTCCTCTTAATCAAAGAACGTGACTCTCGGAGTGGCAGCTTTCGCAGCAGCACTCACGGTCACTCCCGCTTCTGTCAGTTTCTTGTTATCAATCGCACCCTCATAAATGTAAGTGCCCGGAGCATCGCCCTGCGTCACATCTACATCATGGAGCAGATATCCCGTACATGTTGCATCATCAGCCGGGAACGGAGTTCCAGCTTTAACAATTTTCTTGCCGTTTTCGTCCACAGTTACATCTGCAGACGGCACGACACAGGCAGCACCCTTGAGGTCAAAATACTTCAAAATTGTCTTGCCCTGGCCAAATTCTCTTTCAATCGGTTTTCCCATCTTATTTTACCTCCATTACTTGTAATAGTCCTGTGCAGCTTTCGCTTCTTTGGACACACTGCCAAAAGAAATGCTTTCCGCATTCTTTACATCATCGGGCTTTTCCTCGCCACCGCCGCCAGAATTACCTGTTCCGCCGCTACCGCCCTTTGTACCGTCCATCAGTTCCTCTTTGGTTCTCTGGACAGCCGCCTCTTTCTGCTTAGTCAGCATAGTCGCAAGATTGGTGGCAAGCGTTTTGGATGCTTCTGCATCTTCGGACACCAAGCCGTCAATCAGATCTTTGTAATCATCCTCTGTCAGCCCCGCACCAACAAGAATCTTTTCCACATCCAGACGATTGGATTTCTTCTGAAAGTCCGCTTTCGATGCTGCGGCATCATTCAAGGCTTTCTGAATCTTTTCTTCATCAGTGAGCCCAGCTTCCTGTAATTTCTTATAGGCCGCCGAGTCCTCCTGAAGCTGTTTCAGTACCTTCGGGTCAACATTATTCTTTTTTGCTGCTGACAGATCAGTTCCATTGATATTCAGAATCGCGGTGATCTGCTCTTCTGTAGCATCGGGGAACTGCTCTTTAATCTGTTCTTTGGTCATTTTCTTTCTCCTCTCATGTCGATTTCAATCCACACCCTCACAAAGAGAGTGACTAGAGCAGATCATATTCCTTTATCACTGCCCATATCGGAACATACACTTTTTTTCGCGGGGCGCTCCGCTTAGTTCCTGCCGTCTCACGCTCGGACCTGCAATATTATTGCCAGTAGGTAACCCCACTGGAAGTTTGCCTATCTTTCATGCTCACATGTCCCGGCTTGTCCTTTGCCATTGCAGCCGTATCAAACTCTGTAATGACTCCGCATTTGACCTTTGGACACTTTATCTTTCCTTTACCCTCGAACCAGCCCAAAAGCCGCCCGCATTCGGAACATCTCACTGCAATCAATCCACATCACCGCCTTTCGCCGTAGCAGAAGCCAATGCAAGACTATGGTTCTGCTACGCCTCCAGTTCTGCTTGTTTTTCTGCTGCTGTCTTATACAGCGCATCCAGATACGGCTTTGACTGGGTATATGTTTTCTCCGGGTCTCCCCAGAGATCGCATGTTTGGATAGCAATCTTGGGATGAATGCCCTTTTCCAGCAGATAAATAAGAGCCTGCGCTTTCACAAGCATGTTATCTGTCTTATTCCGGGTGATCTTGATGTCAATATCGGCAATCGTCAGTCCAGAAAGCTGCTGCTTGGTTTTCAGAATATTTAAAACAATCTTCAAAAACTCCCGTTCCGACCTCTTTGTAACTGGTTCATCAATCTTTGCTCTCTGCTCCGCAAAATCCCAGCCATTCCGAAGATACACAGCCTGCCCGGTATCTCCGCCTGTATTCTGCTCACGACTGGGCATTCCCTCGATGATGAGCACATTCTTGTACATATCATCTTTCAAGGTCTGTGTCTGCTCCTGATTTAACTCACTGGAAACGCTGCTCACATCCGCAGGGAATGACGGATTCACTGTTTTTACAGTCAATGCCCCCAGTTTGCACATTTTCAAGAATGTATTCTCATCAATTTCGCAATTCACGAACTTAATGAACGCCTGCACGAACTGTTCCACACCGTCAATCCGATTTGACTGGATATTGTTTATACCGTCCAGCATGGTAATGACAATCTCCACATCAGACAAGCGGCGTGGATTGTTCGGAAATTCCACTAAAAGGATTCGACCGTGACCATTGATTGAGGATTCTTCTGGAACCAATTCATTATCCCGAATACAGTACACCCAACTCTTTGTTGTGCAATAATACACCGTCCTGTCCTGTTCATCTTTCTGGATGGATACAGACATCAACGGCGGCCTACCCTTTGCGGAGGAATAAATGATGAAATTGTATCTGGGGTCCGGCGATTCAATATCAAACATCGGCTCTCCCTCATCCACCTCATCTTTTTTCAGGCTCCATGTCTCCCGGTATGCTGTCCCGCAGGTGCTTTGCCAGTCTCCCAGCACAATATCGTGATAATCCTTGCTCCGGGTTTTCATGAAATTGTTCAGTTGGTCAATCAAATCTGATTTACCAGACGAATCATTAACGCTGGTGTATTGGATCGGCTCACCATAATTCTGTGCCATGGCGAAACGGGTAATCTCCCAGGCGTGATTTTCAACAATATCGTTCTTAATCTCTGGCCGAACATCTTTCTTCCGATACAAAATCGGCTGATCACCCGAAACATAATGATACAGATAATCGATCTCCCGGCGATTCTGGTTATGAATCGGCAACGCCCTATTCAATTCTTCAATAGCCTCTGCGGCAGAAATAATCTTTTTCCGATTGCTGACAATCATCTTTCTACCATAATGGCCATGGCAAACCGTATGGAATTTCTTACGGTTTTCATGCCAGAGGAAATCCATCTGCTCTCACTTCCTTTCCGGGCAAACTAAAAGCACCGGCAATGAATTCTCAAAGTCGATGCTTTCCATTGTGCATTTTTCATTTTCGCACAATATCATTATATACGATTTCAACGTCCCTGCGGTGGTCATATTTTCTTATTCTGATCCAAGAGATAGAAAAAATATCTGCGATAATCATAAAATGAGCGCTGACTGCAAGGCATACCCATAATATCCCGCAGATACCAAAAAGGCTCCTCATAGCACACAGACTTTATTATATACGGGTAAAACTCCTCACTCGCTTGAATCGCGGTTTTTTCAATCAGATCACATTTTTTCTGAAGTTCTGCGCGCCGGATCGCAAGATCAGAGGTCTGATCACCCATTCTGGAGGCCGGCAAAGGCATATCTGTTATTCCAATACTTTTCACAGTATCCGTTTTATACTTCAGCTCATCAATCCATTCCGGATACTGTTCACAAAAACCGCAAAGCTCTTTATAGCGTTTGTTACTGATACCGTACTTATCAAGTTTTAGCGTCCTTTTGTTCACGTCTTGTCCTCCTTTCCTCGCTAATATGGTCTTGGCATTGCCTCGCATTTTGCGTATGATTCTCCAGAAATAAGCTGCAGGAGTTGCACTAAACTATCTGGCGAATCATCATGTAAATTCTTTCCAACTTGCACAAACGTTGTCAATTCCTCCATGGCTTTCTTGTATTCTTCCGACTGTTGTTCTGGTTTCAAAAAGTAAAACCGGCGTTTAATATCGGGCGCATACTGAATAATCTTTGCTAACTTGCCAATTTGATTACTGGCTTTTGCCCACGTCACATTGGTTTTAAATCCTTGTTCCTGCAACATTTCATCAATATCCTCTGCATACTCATCACCGCCATTGTTCGCCTCTGCTCGAATCATATTGGGATATTGCTGAAGACACTTTGCCACCACCAGCGGCTTTGTCACATACTTGTCCCCTTTATTAAAAATCCAATCCGGAATATATACAGGTCCATCCTCTCTGCTCCCAAAGGCTTTTCCAAACGGCATTGACAAACTATCGCCGCCGCCCCATGCGACGTCGCAGGCTGCTGCCGTAATACATTCACCGTCCGGCAGAACGCCATTATAAAAATTGAGTTCATCTTCTGGGAACAAAAGCCCCTCACGAACAAATGGCCGCTGCTGGTATTTTGCCATCCACTCGTTTTTGTCCAGGCGGTCACGAAGATTTTTATAATACTCTGTGGAGAAACCAAGACCATAATCATAGTCAAAGTTGGATTCATCATTATCATTCAGCGCCGGTATCTTCCGGAACCGCGCTTTCGGATTATCTGCAAATGCTTCTTCGTTCCTCCCCAGCGGATCCATGACATTCCACCGGGTTCCTACCATTAACTCCTTGGCCCCGTCATTTTTACGGTCAACCATAATGTTAAGGTAATCCTGATAACGATTTTCCAGCCGGACAGGGCTTAATGATTCAGTTCTGTCACGAATAAGGTCGTCCACATACAGGTAGCCGCCGGCTGAAATATCAATAGCACCAGTCCATGTACCGTCAATACCTCGGCAGGTTAATGTTGCGAACCGGTCCGGCGTATTCAGATTTACCGTAAACTCATCCGCCGACTTGCTTTCCAGCGTCACATCAGGGAAAATCTCGCTATAGGTGTATTCTGGAGATGTGACCAGATTCAAAAATTCCTTGAAAAATCCTTTTGCCAGAATCCCCGAATGACCGCCCATGGCATTATGCAAATCTGGATGCCGGCCGGCTACCCACGCCAAGAAGAAAATGCAGACCGTGGACTTACCAACACGAGGCGGAAGGGATAAACCGTAGAATTCAATTACTCCGTCCTCTAAATCCTGCAAATCATCTACAACAATTTTCAGCGTTCGGCGGCGCGGCTCATAGAATTTCTTTTTTGGAGAGCGATTCTTCTCCATATACAGCAAGAATGACTCAAACCGATATGGAGCCTCACATTTCAGCGTTTTCCATTCCAACGCATCCAGTTGTAGGATATCAATGCCGTTTGCGATTCCATACTCGCAACACTGCTTTATGTAGTCCGTGACTTTCAACGCCCACAGTACATCGTCCTCTTTATCCATCGCGCAGACAGCAATGTCCAGTAGGTCAGCCAAGTCCAGATAATTCACATTGCACTGGCTGATATGGTTCTTTATTCTGTTTGCTAAATCCTTGGTCTGCTCCGAAACCGCCATTGTCCGCCAACTCCTTCACAGCGCTGACGTTCGAGGACGTTCGGGCTAAATTATTTCATTTTCCACATCTGGATAATTTCCATAAGCATTCCGCGGCCCGCTCTTGCCGGGATACACACTATTAACTGCTTATTCTCTTTTTCTGCTTGCTCACATACTTCAAGAATTTTTTTCTGCCAATCGTTCAATGGAGCAGATGACACCCTCTCCGCATATTCAAGTAACGTCATCATTCCTTCACCCACAATGCCACTGGCGGCTGACCACCAATCACTGACAGGAAAATCGCCGGTCTCTGACCAGCTTGAATCTGCTTCAGCATAAGAACAATTTCTTCATCAGATAATTCCCAACAGGAAATCACTTCTGGCGCTTTAAACTGTTCACTTATACATTGACGTGCAGGCAAGTCCAGACAACCATCCGCTGTGTATATACAATTTCTTTCCGGAAAATCTACTGGTTGCATATCATCTCACCTTTCTGAATCCCTGAAAATCAGCAAACCCAAATGAACCATCTTTGCAATAATGCGGCATATATCTATGACCAGAAGTATGAGTATTTGAGTTGTAAAAATTTTCATTAACAGTCAATGCAACGTTCACAGCTATCGCATTTTCTTCACCTGTTATACCTTCCTCGAATAGCTCCCCACATAACCGGCACTTATAAATCGCTCTATATTCTGCCATATCAACAACAGCTCCTCGCTCTGTAAACGTGTCTGCGTTGGAAGAAACACTGATAATTTTCAATTCCCAGCTTCCGGCAGAATTCGTATCGCTGCTTTGGTGGCATTTTACGAACTTCACTCACCACCGCAACAAAATTATTCAAAATCTTCATGGCCTCGTCTACCACCCATTGAACCATTTTCTTTAACACGTCCACCAGAGAATCCACAACCTCGCAGAATTTCTTTACAAACCGCTTGAACTCAATCACCTGAAATCCGGCAACATCAATCTGACGTTTCATTTCCTCGGTGTAAATCATAGCACGCCCTCCATTAAACCATATCCGCATTACAGCCAATATACTGCAATAACCGCAAAGCAAAATAATAACCAAACTCACGAAATGTATATACGGACTCTCCTCCCTCGTTCAAGTCACACACATCAATACAGTCATTGTCCACAAAAATCTTATACCGTTCCGGATTCTGCTTACATTTTTCCAACCACTCAACGTCTTTTTCGTACATATCCAATACCTCCCATACTGATTTTTTCGCAAAAAAATACCAACCACCGAATATTGATGGTTGGTATTTCCTACCGTAATAATTTACTAATTTCTCCTGATATGATACAAACACGTTTCCTAATATCTTCTTCAATCGCCTCGGTTTTTCTGTTAATCGTCTCAAGGTTATCCTTATCTGAAACCGCAGGTTCTTTCTGAATATTGCGAAGTTCTCTAACATACCGCCCTACGGACTTATTCAACTCTTTTAACTCCAAATCAATTCCAAGGCTGCTGTTTATTTCTGCATACGAACCACAAAAAATTATGCTTTTTTCAATAATTTCGTTTGCCTCATCAGAAAAAATCTTTATTAGCTCTTTTTTCTTGTCCAAATTATGAATTTCCACAACATCGGCCAATACCCTTGATATATTAAGTATGTCACACTGCATTCCGTTGAGCCATTCTAATGTTTCTTTCAAATGCGAAAGTAATAATTCGTCCTTTCTGTGCTTAATTTCCCTTTTATGAGTTAGAAATTCGTTAATCCAAATTGCAATAAATCCCGATAGTATAGAAAGAACTCCAACAATCAATTCGCCTTTTTCCATTGAATATTACCCCTTGTTTAATATTCAATTATCATACCACACCAACCACCAATATTCAATTATCAATGTTCAATAACGGCACAGGGAGTCGAACCCTGTCTGCTTAACCAGGCACACCAATTTTCAGAACTGCATTTCCTACTCACCAGCGGGTTTTCAGTTTACCGATAATACCGCTACTATCCATACATCTCCCATTGACCGAATGCCATGCAGGACAACCGATTAAGCGGAGATAAAGATAAATGGAAAGCGCCGGAATCGAACCGGCCTCGCGGATTATTGGTGCACCTCACCGCAGTTGCAGCCTTGCAAACATAGCTTTCCGTACTCGCCAATAGACTTCCACCATCCTGAATCCACGCTTATAAAGCCGGCAACGCTTCATTCACAAGAAAAATACCGTTTGTTACACCAAAGCTCGTCAGCCCGTCACGCAAACTATATTTTCCGGCGCATGGGCGAGAGAGGAATTGAACCTCCAATGTTTACCGCAAGGGAACAGATTTACAGTCTGCCGTAACACCACCAATCGTTACCGCTCACCCAAAATGCGCGGACGCCTCGATCCATATCTCCATATATGACCGCGCTACATATATGGTATCTTATCACCTCGGCACCATCGGAAAGATGGGACTCGAACCCACGACACACGGCTTATAAGGCCGTCGCTCTAACCTACTGAGCTACTTTCCGAAATGTGTGCCTTATAAACTACCCAATATGCGACTATTGCGCACCGTCGTGTCGGCTCACGCATACTACATTTTTACTTCCAGCACACTATCCGCCACCTACCGACTATTGCAATCACGGTATCGTTCATCACCACGGATAAAGTTTTCTGCGGTTGCTCATGCAATTTATTGCAGACCGCATTTCGGTAGAAAATCTCCTGTCTTGAATTTTACAACCGTCAGACATTTGAAAGAGGTTGAATTGCAGGGGTGGGATTTGAACCCACGACCTCCAGCTTATGAGGCTGGCGAGCCACCGAACTGCTCTACCCCGCTACACGATGGCGGTCTTTTCAGCAACTTACCGCCATCGTTACGTTGCCATTGGCCCGCATCAACCAGGTATTGTTTCTTGGGGATTATGCCAAATAGGGCTCATTATATAATTATCCGCAATACCCAGTGTCTGCACGTCTCCAGCTATACCGGATGCCTCTGACGCTCGCAGTTATGAGAAATCCCCGATCTCGTAACCTGCAGCGCACCTGCCTGCGTGACAGGGCTTTTTGTTTTTATGAATTTAACCAGTTCATCAGGAAGGCTCAGTATTTGCCAACATGGGCCGAACTGGATAATTCCAAAATATGTGATAATCAAATTTTATTCTCCAATGATCCGTTTCAAAATTTCTGTTGAAATAATGAGCCTGTCTAGCCGACTCAGATGTATTTCAATTACAGTATCACGAATTGCCGAATCAATACTTGCTAGAAATGCGTCATATAAATCTTCATGCTTCAGAAGCTCCGTTCGCAAGGTATTTACCGCCTGCCGGACCGTATGATCCGTTTTGGGAAATGCGTACTTAGCATGTTTATTGTCAAGGAACTGTATCTGGTTCGGGCTGAACATCTTTACTTCCCCAGTCCGCAGTTCCACAATTCCATAAGTGCTCTGCACCTGCCCGCCGACCTGCCCCTGCATTACCGGACTATATGTCCACTGTTCGGAAATCCAGCGATGAAACAAACCCTCATACACGTTTACCTTACTCCCATGCAGTGCCCTTTCTCTGATCGTGACTCTACACGGCCTAAGTTCGTATTCAATCTGCATCTATCATTCCTCCCTACGACCAGATCAGAGCCGTATTAACTGCCAGCAGAAACATCAGAAATTCAAAAATGCGCCGGCTACTCTTTTCATGCTCATTTCTCCAAGCAAAGAAAAAAGATATTATGAATGCAAAGTTAATCGTTGATACAATCGAGTTCAGAATTGTCATGCCTCTTCTACCTTTCCGAAAAATTCCATATACGCATCCGGGTTCTTCTCTGCCAATAGCCCGGCAACTCTCTCTTTCTCAGCAGGCACCAAATAATACTCTTTTGAGATTGGGTTCTGTTTCTGAAAGAAGAATACACCGCTTTCAGTGACATACAGCTTGTTGTTTTCAGCCAACATGCAGAAACTCTCACAGAGAAGCCGCGCCTTGGCCGTATCGAAAAGTTTGTTGTTGATAATCTGCTTCATGGAAAACTCCCTTTTTATTTTGTAAAAAATTTTGAGGTACCTATTTTTCCGGCATCCAGTAAATGAAATTGTCATAGGTCGTAATGCCCGTATCCGGTTCATTCATCTGAACAGACCTTATGCAAACATTCTCAGAGCCGATGAATGGCTCAATCTGCGCTTCGTTAAGATTTGTTGAAATGATTCCGACCGGCGCATATGCGTTATGTATGTCCAGAAACACCTCCGCAGCACGTTCCTCGGATTCATATTGACCAAGAACAATATTCTCACTGCCGATCTTGGCATATATCATTTCATACTGTCGCCAGAGCATCACATTATCAAAATTCACGGAATACATTCTGTTTTGGGATATGACTCGCATATAAACTCCTTTCAAAATCGATGGTTAATAAATATCACATCATCATGAACGCTGTTATTAATCGTTATGATATTGCTACCCAAAAGACCAATCCTAAAATGCTTTGCTGTATCACTATTACAGATAATGCACTTTACTTTCTCCGGATATGACTTAATCAGATTTTGAAATTCTTCATTTGTCGTATCAGTCATGACGTATCCGTGTTTGGTATTTTTAAGTCTGTAAATCATATTGTCCTCGCTTCCAGGAGAGGGATTTTTTATTTTTTGAATGGCTGGGGGACTCATTTAGCCGCCCGGGGTGCCTTTCCGCCAGACCCCGCCCCCCGGTTCTTCCCCGGCTAATCCTGCGCCGGTTTTCGAGTTCGTAAAACTATGCAAATACGAAGTATCCAGTATTTACGCCATTTCTCTCTTTTCGCCTTTGTGCAATTTGACGAAACTTTCTAAAAATCCGCTTCGGGAAGTCCTTTTATGGGCGTCTCTCCCAGCCTTTGCGCCCTCTCCTGCTGTATCTGCTCTATGCTGCGTGCCTGTTCGGGGTTTTGTACCATCGCCGGAGCCGTCTCAACCATGCCATAGGCAGCTTTGGCAATGAATATCTTGTTGGCATCTGTACCGCGCGAATTTTGGAGGGAATTAACCAAAAAATTTTTGCAAATATTTTTCCATTTTTTGACCGCTTGACTGTGTGAATCACTGGGTTCCGCCCTGTATTGCTCCCCTTTATGGTTAAATCTCCAGGTATTTATATCCTCTATAAATCTACCTTGCATATCATAATATACAGTTGTTCTATACTCTCCACTTACCCATCTACTAAATGTACAAGGATTAACTCTAATTAACATACCGAATAACTCTAAAGTAGGGAGTATTTTATACTTAGTGCAAAGACGTATATATATATTAAATATACTGTCTAACAGCTCTATATCGTCATTACTGGGTTTCTGGATATTGTCTGATATATACAGGATCATTCCAGTAAATACAGATACGTCAAATATATCTTCTTTGTTTTCCAGCTCTTCATCTATGTATTGGTCAGACAATCTGTATATCTCATGTGTATATACTTCTGATCCATCTGTAGCTGTTACTGTATTATCTTTCATGTTTCGATTACCTTTCTTTCCTGCTCCCGATCAGCGGCCGGACGCGTTCCAACAATCGTCTGGCCCGTCCTGCTTCTGGCAGTTCAGGCACTCGCCCCAGTCCTCGCACATATCGCCGATGCACTCGCCGCCGATCTCCTCGCATTCATCGTCTACCAGATTCACACACTTGAAATTATTACATGCTGCCATGTTCAGCACCTCCAGAAAAAAAATAAGCACCCAAAACGCTATTCACGTTCTGGATGCCTTTCAACTCATCTCAAGCCGGTCAAGGGAGCCTAGCTCCTGCGGCTATATATTAATTATATGCTACTGCTCTATGGCTACATCTTAACCAAAAAATGTACGATCTGTCAATAACCAATTTCTATAACTACCTTTGATCAATATTGATTATATATTTCTCCCCTATTTCCGGCATCTATAACAATGACCACCAGCTCGCCATTATCAACCGTGTAAATGATCCGATAATCACCAACTCGCAACCTCAATAGATTGCTGTGTCCCTTTAGCTTTTTAATATCCTCACCATTGGGAAGCATTTGAATCGCTTTTACGACTCTTATTTTCTCATTTTGGGGGAGCTTATCAATAAATTTTTTAGCCTTTTTCTTGATGACAATTCTATACATCAAACAAGCCCCCAATCTTTCATACATTCTTCAAGTGTGTATGCTTTATCCTTTTCGGGATCGGGATCATTTTCATAGTTTTCAACCATCCGCTGGCAAAAAATATCATCCGCTTCTTCATCAGCGGTTATCCCTTGCACATAGGCCAGAACATAGCCCATTTTATAATCCGGCACGCTGTCCAATAACTGTACAACCTTTTCTTTATTGCTCATAATATAACACCGTCCTTTCATGGTTATATATATTATACTCTAATACCATTGTAAAATCCATCTTGCGAAATTAAATGAAAACTGTTATGATATTTTTGATGGGGAGCGGTGGCAAGCCCGCCCTCCCTGTTATGCCCTAAGCTGATTTATTCAGCTTTATTTTTTTGCTCTTCCA